CGCCAGTTCGACGCGCTTAGGGCTCCCCAATTCAACGGATCGACAACGTTGATGAAAGAGTTAGACTCCAGGCGTCTCCCCTACAGACGTCCGGAGGTTCGTGATCCGACGGCTGCCCGAGCCGCAATCGTCGGAGCGCCTGGGGGACCCCCACCCCCCCCCGCGCGTGCCCCAAACCCGAATTTGGTAGCTGAATCAAATGCGTTACCTATGCCTAATCCACATGCTGTCAATGCTTATTTCCGAACAACTCTGATTCGCAGGGCCGTCCGTAGTATGCCTGCTGGCACTTTGTTTGCTGATGTTTTCGGTCACGAACGTTCATACCGTTTCGCCAATTTTGGTCGTGAAGCCCGTATCGTGGGTTTCCGTCACGACCCGAGTGATGGTTTGAGACAGGACGATGCTTTTGACTGTACTGACGCACTCATGGTCCACGTCTACCATCACTACACACCCGCCGATTGCTTCCGACTCGCCCGCCGATTCGCCCCGAACGTCAACACCGTCTATATTGTGCACGATCGCTTCAATGGAGACGCCGGTGTGATGGAAGGCTATTGTTGGGTTCGTAAGGGAGACCAGATTGAAGCAACGACAGATCGTACCTGGACCCACCCTGATCCGATGTGGTGGAATGTGTCCGGTTATCATGGTGGTTTGGAATGGTATCAAGATCGCGTTTATGACTGGCCCCACAATTGCCAGTTCTGCCTGACCGTCCTCCGCACTCGGGACGATTTCGACTCAGCTATCACGTCACTCCCGCCTCCTCCCTCCATTGAACGGCGTCCGCTCCCGTTCTCATTCATTGTACCTTTCGATATGCCACTGTTCGTGGATCGTTTGTGTAGTTTTCTTCCTTTCTGGCCTGAATATTATCACCCCACCCAGATCCTTGCACACATCCGAGGTGCCAATGCTCATCGTGGTTGTTCTGTGTTCACCGCTTCTGACATGTCCCGCGCGTTGATCGCCATCAACGTGGCACTCAGTCCGATCCAAACCCCT